CTATACCTAATAATCATGCAATGGGCCGAGCAAAGGAAATAATAGTAAAGGTGATACCTGCAAAGATTGCTAATGAGTTTGTAAAGAAAAATCATTATAGCGGTAAGGTTGCCGCAACAGGTTTAATTTGTTTTGGTGCTTTTTTAGATAATAAAATAATTGGGGTTGCACAATGGGGAAGACCTATAAATAAATATTTACATTTACATTTAATTGAAAATACAAAATGGAATGATTTTTTAGAATTGAATAGATTAGTATGTATTGATGACACTCCCAAAAATACTGAAAGCAGATTTATAAGTATTTGTTTATTGTTAATTAAAAAAAATGCACCACAAGTAAAATGGGTAATGAGTTTTGCAGATGCTACGCAATGCGGAGATGGTACGATTTATAGAGCAAGTGGATTTGTTTTGACAAACATAAATGATAGTAAACAACTTTATGAATTACCAAACGGAGAAACTTTACATTTAATGGGATTGCAAGGCGGACAGCACGGAGCATTAAGAAAAAAAATGTTAGAAAGTGGTTATGGTAATGCTAAAAAATATATGGTTGAGGTTTTAAAAGGTAAGCCATTAGTAGGTAAACAATTAAAATACATTTACTTAATAGATAAAACATGCAAAATAACCGTTCCTATTTTACCATTCAGCAAAATAGACGAAATGGGCGCGGGTATGTATAAAGGAGAAAAAATAACAATAGCCGAAAGGCAAATATAACAACTGCGTGATTAGCATATACAGTAATGCGTTTGGCAATCCAGCCAAAAGAAAGGGTGCAATTCCACTATCACGCTCAAATTAAATTACAATGGCATTTGACAAGATTAAAATATTTGAACAGGCAAAAGAAATGGTAGTAAAACATAAATTGTTTTTTATGGATGAAGTGCCTGACTTTTTGCCTTGCAGTCGTTCTACTTTTTATGATTTTTTTCCTAATAAATCGGATGAATTGGATACATTAAAAGAGTTAATTTCAATTAACAAAACTCAAATTAAAACATCAATGCGATCCAAGTGGTATCAATCTGACAATCCAACTTTGCAAATGGGATTGATGAAATTAATTTCAACTCCTGAAGAGCTGCGCAAACTATCTATGACTCACAATGCAGTTGAAGAAGTTGAGAAACCAATATTTAAAACAATCGATTTAGATGTTGACCAAAACGACAGCGCAGAATAAAATAAGCAATCTTAAAAAGCGGGTGCGTATTGTTCAAGGTGGCACTTCTTCATCAAAGACCTTTAGCATTATTCCTTTGCTTATTCAATATGCTATTCAAACTCCAAACAGCGAGATATCAATAGTTGCTGAAAGCATACCGCATTTAAGGCGTGGTGCAATTAAAGACTTTATTAAAATAATGAATTGGGTCGGTAATTTCAAAGACGATAATTGGAATAAATCAAACCTAATTTATAATTTTAGTAACGGAAGTTATATTGAGTTTTTTTCTGCCGATATGCCTGACAAACTTCGAGGTGCGAGGCGTGATATTTTATTTATAAACGAGTGCAACAATGTAACCTTTGAAAGCTATCAGCAGCTATCAATAAGAACTAAAAAGTTTATTTATTTAGACTATAATCCAACAAACGAGTTTTGGGTACACACAGAGCTTTTAAGCGATAAAAATTCAGATTTTGTAATACTTACCTATAAAGATAATGAGGCTTTAGATAAGGCCATAGTGAGCGAAATAGAACGTGCAAAAGATAAAGCCTTAACTTCTTCTTATTGGGCTAATTGGTGGAACGTTTACGGGCTTGGACAGATAGGAAGCCTCGAGGGTGTTATCTTTAATAATTGGAAACAAATAGATACTATTCCGAATGATGCAAAGTTATTAGGTACAGGAATTGACTTTGGATACACAAACGATCCAACTGCAATTATAGAAGTTTATAAATGGAATAACCAAAGGATATTAAACGAGATATGTTATCAAACACAATTATCAAACGCTCAAATATCAAAGTATATTACCAATCGTTTACCTTGCTATTGTGATAGTGCCGAACCTAAATCAATAGCAGAATTAAGACGGTTAGGATTAAACGCAACCGGTGTTAAAAAGGGAGCTGATAGTATTAACTTTGGTATTCAAATAATGCAGGAGCAGGATTATCTTATTACAAAGTCATCGACTAATCTTATAAATGAATTTAGGAAATATAGTTGGGATAAAGACAAACGTACAGGAAGTCAAACAAACAAGCCAATAGATATGTTTAACCATGCCATGGATGCAGTTCGCTATCACGAAATGGAAACAATAGGAATAAAAACTCAAAAGACAGCTTCCGACTTTAGATAAAATCAAAACACTTTTTTGTCGTTATAATGGTATGAAGATAAACATACCAACATCGCTACAGGATATAACGCTGAATCAGTTTGTAGAGTTTCAAAACTCGGAGCAAACAAATCAAGATTTAGTATCAATCTTTTGTGAGATTGAAAACACCAATCTATTACAGTTAAAAGACTTTCAAGAAATAACTGAAATGGTTACAACCGCTTTGAATAGCAACCCTAATTTTTATCGCAGATTTGTTTACAAAGGTGTTCACTATGGGTTCATCCCAAAGTTAGATAACCTTTCAACGGCTGAATATATCGATTTGGAAATGTATATGGCCAAGCCTGAAACGTTTTATAAAGCGATGTCGATATTATACAGACCGGTTGTAAAGTATAAACGTAATTGGTTTAAAAAGACAGAGCCATTTTATGATATTGCACCTTACACCGGAACAAATGAAATATTTAAAGATGCTCCAAGTGAATATTATTTGGGTGCGTGTGCTTTTTTTTTCGCTTTACTGAACGAATTAGAAAGTTACACAGTGGCCTATTCGATGCGTATTTTGAAAAAGAGCAAACAAGGGAGAGCCTATTTAACGCAAAGTGGGGTTGGTATGTTAGCATCCGAGCTTTAGCAGAGTTGAACCATAAAGAAGAAGAAGAAATATTAGAATATCCAATTTCAAAAACGTTAAGGATATTGGAATTTGAAAAAGAAAAGGCAGAGTGCGCTACTGAAATGATTAAAAAGCAAAACAAATGAGAGGATTTTATTTAACGATTGAACTATTAAAAGATTTACTACAGGATGATGTCAATGTGCATACTATTGTTCATGGGTTAAAATCCGGTATGGATATAAATAAAAAAAATATATTCCCTTTGGCGCATTTGCAAGTTACATCTTCAACTGCTGATAATCAATTTATATCTTTTACGTTTGAGGTTGCTGTAGTGGATTTGAGAAACATAAGTAAAAAGATAGTAACCGATAAATGGCTGCAAAACGATAACGAGTTGGATAATCTTAATACATGCCATGCGGTTTTGAATAGATTGGTTACAAAGTTAAGACTGCAAAATAATGCTGACAAAATAGAGTTAAATAATACTCCTATTTTAACTCCGATAATATTTGAAGATATGAACTTGTTGGATGGATGGCGAACTGAATTAGAGTTGATAATTCCTAACAACGAAATCAATGTCTGTTAGTAAGAAAAATACAGAGATAGCTTTGAAGCAATTTATCAATGAGGTTGTTTCAAAGGCACGTACAAATTTAGCACGTAAGGGTAAGAATGCGAGTGGCAATTTATCAAAGTCAATTAGCGGTGATTACAAAGTAAGTCCTAACAGTTTTGAGATTTCATTCTCAATGGAAGATTACGGAACGTTTCAAGACTTGGGAGTAAAGGGTGCAAGGTCAAGTAATAAAGCTCCAAATAGTCCTTATAAATTTGGAACAGGAACAGCTCCGAAAGGAATGTTTAAAACTGCTATCAATGCTTGGGTAATTAGAAAAGGAATAGCACCAAGAGCAAACGGAAAGTTTGCAAGTAGATCCCAAATGTTATTCAATATACGCAGGTCAATATTTAACACAGGGATAAGGCCAAGTTTGTTTTTTACGGATGCCTTTGCAGTTGGATTTAAAGGATTAGATAATGCAGTATTAGAGGCATATGGATTAGATGTCGAATCGTTTTTAAAATTTAGTTTAGAAGATAATGGGAAAAAGGCTTAATGTAATATTAGATAGTAACCCAACCAATGGAGTAAGTTTTTTATTCTCTATTAATGTGGTTAGCGAATATCAAACAAATTATTTTAGTGGGGTATTTAAAACCACACCGGTAAATACAGACGATATATTAATTGGAGTTGATGCTAATGCTTCAGCAACAAATCTCTTAACCTATTTACAAACTTTTACAGTTCCTGCTTACATTACTTTTAGTAGAACTGGTAATACTGTTCATTGTGATGTAGAGCCTGATAATTCAAGTGAAGGGAATATCAATATAAGTTATAGTTCAACTGCCGGTATTACATACGAAATAATTAACACAAATGTAAAGTTAGCTTTGACTTATGCTTTAGTAAGAAGCACGTATTCTTTACGCATAACTCCAAACGTGTTATTTGATACGGTAACAATGGAATTTTTCGCTTATGGTGGAGATGTAAATACAATGCCAACACTACCAAACTATCAACTATCAAAACAGGTTGTTCAGTTAGGGCAAAGCACAATATCATTTGACATTAACCATTTAATTAAAGAGAATACAAATCCAACTATTGATAATTATCTTTTGGCAGGATTACAACCTACTCAACCCGATGCTACTTGTTGGGTTAAATATGATGCGTTATGCTTTGATTATAATGACCAAGTTTTTCAAGTTGAAGGAACATTGTTAGCGATGTATGGTTATGGCTATTTTAACGAAGGTTTCAATCCTCAATTATCAAGTAAGGTTTTAATATCTAATAACAATCAAAGACATTTTAGAGGCCAAGATAATAGGCTGTATTTTATTACGGATGGATTAACTTCTTTAGATGTTAATGGGGATGCAGTTGTGGTTACTGCAAATTTAGATTTAAATACAGAGTACATTCAAAGCATTAATTTAAAAGATTACGATAGTGGCGATGTTATAACTTGTGAGTTTGTTTATGAAGATGAAACACGTACAATTACTTACGATGTTTTAGAGGGATGCAAATACCCAGTTATCAACTGCGTTTTTATAAATAAGTTCGGATTTCCACAATCATTTTTCCTTACGTTGGTAAACAAAATAACAGATGAGGTTGATGGCGAAGATTACAGAGGGTTGACTTCTAACTTTGGGATTTATAATACAACGGATCACCAATACAGCACGTTTAATTTAAACGGAAGAAGTGAAATCATTTGTAATACTGATTACTTAAACGAGATTGAGAACGAGAACATAAAACAGATGTTACTTTCAGAGAAGAAATGGTTTATTGAAGATGGCGAAATATTACCGGTTAATTTAGAGAGTAAATCGGTGGCTTATAAAACGCAATTAAACGATAAGCTAATTCAATACTCATTCAACTTTAAATATTCATTTGACATCATTAATAACGTACAATAATGATAGGAACAAATCTTTACATACAAGATATAAATAACCCCGATAATTTTATAAAGGTTGATTTGTTTAAAGATGAAAACTTTGAGTTAAATTCAAGCGTTCAAAATATAAATGATATTTCAAAAACCTTTAGCGATTTTTCGCAGTCTTTTACTGTTCCGGCAAGTGATACAAATAATACAATATTCCAACACTATTATAATTCCGATGTAGATGGGAGTTTTAACCCTAACATTCGTGTAAGCTCGTTGATTGAGATTGGCAGTTTACCTTTTAGATATGGATTGATTCAGTTGGAAGATGTTAAACTGAAAAACGCTCAACCTACAAGTTATACAATTCGCTTCTTTTCAAAAGTAGTAAATTTATCTGATAGATTTGGAGATGATGAGTTAACAGTTTTAGACTTGTCAGAGTTTGACCATGACTTTACAAGAAGTATAGTTTTTGATGCAACACAAGACGAAAGTATAAACAATGGAGATATTTATTATCCTTTAATTTCAAGCATAAGAAACTTTCAAATCGGAACAGGAAATACTGATGATATTACTAATGTTTTGGGAGAGATAAAATATACTGATTTAAAACCTGCTTTAAGAATTATTCGCATAATAGAAGCAATAGAGAATAAATATAATATTTCATTTGATAGGGATTTTTTAAATCGTGCGGCTTTTGGCAATTTGTTTATGTGGTTGCATTCTTATTCAGGCGAAATAAAAGTTCTTTCAACTGCATTAACTGTAGATTATACAACTTTAACAACAGTTGTTGCTGAATGGAGTGTTCCAAGTCCGGAGATTAATATTACTACTAATTCTGTTGCCATAGATTGGGAAACTAATTTTAGTGCTTATAATATAAGACCAAATTATAAAAGGGCAAAAGTATTTATTAAAATAATTACAACATCTTCTTATCCTTATGTTTTAGAAGTATTTGATAATGGTGTTTTATACGCTACCTATGATAATTTATTTCAAACTACAAATACTCAAATTTACAATAAAAGAGAAGATGGAGATGCATCAAATCATTTATTTACTTTCAAAGTTTCAAGTATAGGAGGCAATTTAACTTTTACATCTGAATTAAAATATGAAGGTTGGATATATTATTACCCACCTAATTACCCACCTAATTCAATTACAAAAAGAATTTTAACAGCAACTTCAGCAAGTCAAACAACGGCTAATTCTATTTTAAAAATATCTGAACAAATACCAAAACTAAAGGTTAGAGATTTTATTACTTCAATTATAAAAATGTTCAACTTGGTTTTAACTCCAACATCGAACAATACTTTTTCATTTATTCCATTAGACGATTGGTATAGTAAAGGAAAGTTAGTAGATATTACAAAATACATTGATACCAAAAATATTACAATTAAAAAACCGAAGCTATTTAAACGTATAAACTTTAAACATCAAAAGTCAGGTCAAATATTAAATGAACGATTTAGAGAAAACAATGGTCTTGATTTAGGTTATGGGGATTTGGCAACTACTTATGATATTGATGGTGAAGAGTTGAAAGTTGAAACGCAGTTTGATAACTTAATGTTTGAAAGACTGATTGATAGAAGTAATGACGATGTTACAAACGTGCAAGTTGGCAAGTCTATCGATAAAACTTTACAACCTTATATCGGTAAGCCTTTTATTTTTTATAGATCCGGTTATCAGTTTTATGACTTGCCAATTAAAGCTGATAGTAATCCTGATTTAGATTATACATGGTTTACTTCTACTGAAAACGATAGTTTTTTAGAGCAAGTTACACAATCGGTAAACTTTTCAACTGACATATCAACGTTTTTATACTCTGAAATAGATAATAACCTATTCAGTAACTATTGGCAAGACTATATTTCGGACTTATATTCAAGTAAAAGACGATTAGGGAACTACAGAGCGCAGTTACCAATAGGCAAAATGATTGATATTAACCTAAATGATAGGATACAAATAAGCGATAAGGCATATATTATCAACTCAATGAAGTCTAATCTTACTACAGGAGAGGTAAATTATGAATTATTGAACTATATCGGACTGCCTTTTAAGAGTATAAATTCAATTATACCTATTACAGTAGATACTATTGAGTACTCGGTTGATACAACTGATTTAAGTGCTGATGTTACTTACTATTATTTACCACAATATTCGCCATTTGATAACGGAATTCAATATACAGAATTATCCGTTACAAGTGGAGCGCAAAATTATGATTTAAAAATAACTGCCAACAGTCCTTATGTAGTTACAAAAGTAGATACAGGCGATGGTGTTGGATGGGTTGATTTAGAAAATAGTTTCGGAAATACAACTGCTTATCTTTTAATCAAGGTTTCAGAGTACACAAGTGCAATAACAAACCCAATTTTAGTAAGAACTATGGATTTAGAGGTAACTATAGGAATTGACACGTTTACATTAACAATAACACAAACACAATGATAGCGATATTAGTAGAAGCATTAAATAAAATGGAATTTTATAACGGAAGCGATAACATAGAATTTGCAAAAGGTGCTTATCGATGTCCGAGAACTTTTAAAGAAACGATTAAACAATATAAGAGATGGCTATTAAGAAAGTTGTAGAGATAGATGTTGATGTAGTACGTGCCAATGGCGGGTTAGAAAACTTCACGCAAAATTTTAAGAAAAGCGAAGAAGCCGCTAAATCTTTAAAGGCTCAATTACGTGAGGCACAAGCGGAAGTAGCAGCCTTATCTGATAAGTTCGGTGCTACTTCACGTGAGGCGGTTGAAGCAGCTAAAAGAGCAGCAGACCTAAAAGATAGAATTGGTGATGCTAAAAGTTTAACCGATGCATTTAACCCTGATGCAAAGTTCAAAGCATTAAGCGGAGCTTTAACAGGTGTTGCGGGTGGCTTTAGTGTTGTTACCGGATTGATGGGAACGCTTGGTTCAGAAAGCAAAGAAGTAGAGGGAGCGATTTTAAAAGTTCAATCTGCTATGGCAATTGCAAGTGGAGCTCAAGCAGTTGGAGAAAGTATCGATTCATTTAAACAACTTGGCGCAGTAGTTAAATCTTTTTCATTAGTTCAAAAAATTAGTACAGCGGCTCAATGGCTTTGGAATGCTGCTATGGCTGCCAATCCAATAGGCGCAATTGTAGTTGTTGTTACTGCATTAATCGCTGCTGGTTATGCTTTGGTAAAAATGTTTATTTCAAGTTCAGAGGCGGCAGATATGGCAGCGGCTAATAATAAAAAGTTAGCCAAGCAAATGGATTTACTTTCTGAAAGTATTGCCAAAGCAAATGCTGAAGGAGATTTAAATAGAGAAACGCAGTACAGAATGGCAGAAGCTTCCGGTGCAAGTACAAAAGCGTTAAGAGAATTGAATATTGCTTTAGCTGATCAAGCCATCGCACAGAAAAAAGCAAATGCAGAGAAAGCACAGGCAATATATTTTAGTGTATTACAAAGCGATGCAGATGAGGAACAAACTAAAAAAGCAAAAGAATTATTTGAGAAAGCAAATAAAGATTATTCAGATGCTATAACTGCACGTAATAAAATAAGAATTGATAATTCAGTTCAAGAAGTACAAGAGGCAACTGATGCGAGAGAAAAAGCAGCGGAAGCACAAAAGAAAGCAAATGATGAATTATTAGAAAAACAAAAAAAAGCAAATCAAGAACGGATTGATGAGTTTTTAAGATTAAAACGTGCTGAAACTGATATCGCAAACCAAGCCGCTTTAGATAGAGAGAAAGCAGATACTGCTTTTTTTGATAAAGAAATGGAAGCGAGAAAAAACAATGAGCTTTCTAAAATGACTGAACAGGAAGCGGATTTGGAAAGAGTGCGTTTAAAGTATGAAGCAGATTTGGCTTATGCTGAACAAAATGGATTAGATGCAAGTGCTTTAAAAGAATCACAAGAAAATGAAATCAACGATATTAATTTAAAATATCAAGGAATTGATTATGAAAATAAAAAAGCGGCTGCTGATGCTGAAATTAAAATAGAAGAAGAAAAAGCAGCGGCAAAACAAAGAGCATTACAAGCATTTTCTTCAGGTCTTAAAACAGCAGCAAGTTTATTAGGTGAAAGTACAGCGGCAGGAAAAGCAGCAGCAGTAGCAGCAACAACAATAGATACAATTCAATCGGGAGTTTCAGCATATAAAGGAATGGTAGCAGCAGTTCCAGGACCAGTTGGTATTGCTTTGGGAGCAGTTGCAGCAGCAGGAGCTTTGGCTTCAGGTTACGCATCTGTTAAAAAGATTTTAGCGGTTAAAACCCCCGGAGGCGGAGGAGGCGGTGCGGGTGCAGGCGCAGGGGGTGGCGCACCTGCACCACCCCCACAATTTAATATAGTAGGTCAAAGTTCAACAAATCAATTAAGTCAAACAATAGCAACTCAACAAAATAGACCTATACAAACTTACGTTGTGGGTAATCAAGTTAGTACTCAACAATCTTTGGATAGAAATGCGGTAGCAACATCGACTTTTGGATAAAAAAAATATATCACTAAAAAAAAACATCGTTATATAGTTATGAAAACATACGAGCTATTTTTATCGGATGAAGATTTGCAAGGGGTAGATTCTATTGCAGTAGTTGGATCTCCGGCCATGGAAAGCAAGTTTATTGCTTTGGCAGATGAAAAAAAAGTACAGTTTACTAAAATCGATAATGAAAAGAAAATTTTATTAGGGGTTGCATTAATTCCCGAAAAAAAGATTTATCGATTTGATGAAAAAACAAAGGAAGAATATTATGTTTATTTTTCTAAAGAAACAATAAAACGTGCCTCGGAATTATACCTTAAAAAAGGTAATCAAAGTAATGCAAATTTAGAGCATTCTAAATATACATTGAATGGCACAATCGTAGAGAGTTGGATTGTTGAAGATTTGAAAAAAGATAAGACAGCATTGTACGGAATTGATGCACCTGTTGGCAGTTGGGTTGTGGCTATGAAAATTGAAGATGAGGAACAATGGCAGTTGTGTAAAGATAACGGAAGCGGATTTTCAATTGAGGGTATGTTTGACGAAAAAGTAACATTAAAAAAAGAGAATATGAATTTTAATCAAATGAAAGAAGATTTGCTAAACGAGTTTAAAACTCTTTTAGGCAAACAAGTTAAATTGGCCGAGTGGAAAACCGCTGATGGCAGTTTAACATTAGTTACAGAAACTGAAATGCCAGAGATTGGTGGTACTATTTCAGTTGCTACTCCTGATGGGAATGTACCTGCTCCGATTGGAGAGTACACGCTTAACGATGGAACTACTATTTCAGTTTCAGAGGTTGGTATCATTTCAGAGATTTCAGCAAAAGAAGAAGAAGAAGTTGTTGAAGCTCCGGTTGAAGAATTAGCTACTCCTGCATCAGTAAACACAAATGAGGTTTCAGATTTGAAAAATGCTATTAGTTCAATGCTTATTAAATTCAATGAGGATTTAGAGCAAAGATTTTCAGCAATAGAAACTAAATTATCAGAGCAAGTTAAAATTAACGAAACTTTAAAAGTTGAATTATCAGAAACTCCTGCTGTAACAAAAACAAAAGTAGCACCAATAGAAGCTACAAAAGAAAAACCAAAAACATTAAAAGGGCGATTAGCATTATCATTAACAGAATTAAAAAATAAAAACTAAAAAAAGATGGCAACAGAAACAACAGTAAACAGTTCCTATGCTGGAACGGTGGCAGGGGAAATAATAGGAAAAGCTTTCAAAGAAGCAGATACTATTCAAAGAAATTTGGTAACAGTTTTACCAAACATTCCGGTAAAACAAGTAATCCGTAAAATTGATTACGGAAATGGTAGAACAGATTATTCTTGTGGTTTCACTCCTGCGGGAAGTGTAACACTTGACGAGGTAATTTTAGAGCCAAAGAAAATTAAAAACGAGGCTGAACTTTGTAAAGAAGATTTCAGAAATGTATGGGATACTGCCTCAATGGGGTTCTCGGCTCACAATGATAATATGCCGGTTGATGAAGAAGGTGCATTATTAGTAGAAATTTTAGCAGATACAGCACAAGCTACAGATGCTAACATTTGGACAGGAGATGCTACAAACGATGGAGAGTTTGACGGATTCATTCCTGCTTTTTTAGGCGATGCAACTGTAATCGATGTTACAGCAGTAGCAGTAACAAAAGCAAACGTAATCTCTAAAATCGAGGCTGTTATGGCTGCTGTTCCTACAGCTTTGAGAAGAAAAACTGATTTAGTTTTCGCAGTTTCAAGCGATGTGGCTTTGTTTTACCAACAAGCATTAGTTAGCGCAGGTATTTCTAACGGATTAGGAGGTAACGATATGCAATTACGTTACGGAAATTATGTGCTTGAAATTATAAATGGTTTGCCTGATTCAACTATGGTAGTTTACCAAAAGAAAAACCTTTATTTTGGAACAGGTTTGCTTTCGGATCACAATGAAATTCGTGTGAAAGACATGGATGATACTGATTTGAGCGGAACAGTTCGTTACAAAATGGTTTATACTGCTGGAGTACAATATGTGAGAGGTGCAGAGGTTGTATTATACACTACTTACACAGTTTAATAAATAACAAGGCGGTTGAAAATACCGCCTTATTTAAAACATTATAATAATGGCAGCGTGTGAATTTATATCAAACGGCAGACTTTTAGAATGCAAAAATTTTACAGGTGGTTTAGTTAATGCCTTTTTTGCTCCATTTTCAGATATTGGCGCAACGGTAGTTAATTCAGAGCTTACAGGTTTAGGAACTTTAGATGAAGTTTTTAAATTTGAGTTAAAAAATACAGGTAACACTTATATTGAAACTGAAACAGCATCAAGAGATAACGGAACTATTTTTTATGATAGCCAATTAAGTTTAGTACTAACCGGCTTAACTGCTGCTTTAGTAAATCAGGCTAAATTGCTTTCAAGAGATAGAATGTTAATCTTTTTAGAAGATAACAACGGAACATATCACGCTATTGGATTGAAAAATGGTGCTGATAAAACAACAGGAACAAGAGAATTAGGTGGAGCTTTAGGAGATTTCTACGGATTAAAAATGACTCTTCAAGCATTAGAGCCTGAAACTGCTCCAATCTTATCAAGTGCAGCTATTACTTCTTTACTTGCTTTGGTTTCTGACCAGTATGTAAACGATTAATATTTTTTAAAATAAAGTTAAAGGACAGCGTATTAAGTTACGCTGTCTTTTTTTTTGTATCAAAATTTATTTTTATCGTTATATAAGTATGATAATATTTAGACCATCTCAAGAAACTCAAACTGTAACAATTATCCCTCGTTATGAAGCGGATTTAGTTACGTTAAAAATACGTGATGAAAGCAAGGCCACAGAAGAAACTTTTGAGGATTTAACAACCTCTTATAGTTTTGGATATTTGACTTTTGAATTTACTAAAACAGTTACTGAAGGAAGTACTTTTGAATTTGAGGTTTTAGATAATGAAAATACACTATTTCGAGGCAAGGCATTTGCAACGGATCAAACAGATTTACAAAATTATAAAATCAATCAATAATGGGAGATTTAAGAACAATAAGTTTAAGCGCATTTGATACGCAGATTTTTGAAGAAGTAAAGCCAAGCGGTAAAACTTATGTATTAAATGGCAAAAACAATGAAGGTTATGATTATGTTATTAATCGTTACAAACATTCTCCAACAAATGCTGCTATTTTAGACAGTTATTACTCTTATACTTATGGCCAAGGCTTGACTGCAAATTATAAGGCAGACCAAGCTATACAAATGGCCAAAGTCAACAAGCTATTTACAAAAGATACAGTTCGTAAATTGGTAAAAGATTATACCTTATTTCATGAGTGTAGTTTTGAGGTAATTTTAGGCAAAACAGGAAATGAAATTGCTGAAATAAATCACTTACCAAAAAACAAAGTTGTACCTAATGAAGTTGATGAAAATGGAGTTATTAATTCTTATTGGTATTCTTACGATTGGAGTGATTTAAGAAAATATCCGCCAACTCAAATACCGGTATTTGTTCAAGGCACAACAGAAAAAAAGACAGTCTTTGTAATTAAGGAATATTCAATAAACGATTTCTATTTTGCAAGGCCATCTTATTATTCGGGATTAAACTATGCCGAATTAGAAGAACAAATTTCTGTTTATTGTGTGAACCATATTAAGAATGGCTTGAGTGCAGGACACATTATTAATGTAAATGAAGGCGTTACTGATGACGAGGTTAAAACGCAATTTGAACGTAACATTATTAAAAAATGGACCGGAGCAAATAACGCTAATAAGTTTATATTATCGTTTAACTCGAATAAGGATAATGCTACTACGATTGAAACTATAACAATCGCAGATGCACACCAACAATATCAGTTTTTAACAGAGGAAGCTAGAAAGCAATTATTGACAGCTCACAAAGTTGTAAGCGGTGCAATTTTAGGCATTCAAACTGCAACAGGATTTAGCAGTAATTCAGATGAAATTGAAACTGCTTTCTCTGAAACGATGTTAAACGTTATAACACCAATGCAAAACGCTTTGACTGATGGATTTGAGTACGTATTAGGTCAAAATAAAATTACTTTAGAGCTTTATTTTGAGAATTTGCGACCTAAAAAGGTTGAGCAACCTATTGTAAAAATGTCAGAGCAAAAAAAAACAATAGGCATTGAACTGATTAATTTAGGTGAGGATGAAGATTTAGAGAATTACGAGTTAATAGAGTGTAAACCTGTTGACTATGATGAAGAAGAAAAGCTATCTTATCAGTTTGCTACAAGCACAGGAACTGCAAATTCAAATCGAAGAAGTATTTATGATACCGATTTTTATCTTTTTCGTTACCGATACGCAGGGAATTCATCACCCGAAAGAGAGTTTTGTAAAAATATGATGAGTGCCAATAAGATTTACAGACGAGAGGATATTGAAGCGATGGGAGATATTACAGTAAACCCCGGTTTTGGTAAGCATCCTAACCCAAATAATCCATATTCTATTTGGCGACATAAGGGCGGTGGCTTGTTAAGTGCCACATTTACAGGGGGAACTTGTAAACATTATTGGGAAAAATTAACCTATAAAATTAAAGATGTAAAACCTGATGTTAAATCTCCGATAGCGATTGAAGATGCAAAAAAAGACAGAGCAAGTGGAATAGCAGGAATAGCACCTCACGACATATAATTAAATTATGATACTATTAATAACACCACAGCAAGTAGTTGCAAAAACTCCATTAGGAGGCAATATTGATTTTGATAAAATTGTACCTTGCATTGAAGATGCACAGATTACAGATTTAGAGCCTTTAATCGGTCAATTTTTATATGATAAAATTATTACTGATTTTGAGAATGACGATTTAGATGGATTATATTTAACTTTGTATAACGATTTTATAATTGACTTTCTTATACGTGCATCAGCTAAAAATCTTTTATTAGTTTTGGCCTATCAAATTTCTAATGGTGGAGTTTATAAGCATACTGCTGAAAATTCAGAAAGTGTAACCAAATCAGAGATTGATTATTTAATGGTTCAGCAAAGAAGCAAACAAGAGGTTTTTGGAACTCGTATGCAAAAATGGTTGTGTTATAATAGAATTCCTGAATACTCTAAATTTAGTAAGATAGTAACCCGAAGAAAACAAAATGTAGGGAGTTGGTGGTTTGGTAAGAGTAACGATTTCAATGAGCAAATAGATACTTACATAAATGATGAAGAATAAGAAACCAAATATTGCACGTTTAAGAAACGAAGAAAAGCTAAAGCAGTTTTTATTTAAAAAACAAGTAAAGAAAGATGGCACAAGAAATAATTAATGTTGGAACGACTGCCAATGATGGTACAGGGGATAAGGTAAGGAATGCATTTATAAAAGTCAATAATAACTTTACTGAAATCTACGATGAAGGTGGTGCAAATATTACTGTTAATAATCCAGTTACTTCTACTGAAACAGATTTAGATACAGCTTTGGCTGATTTAGCTACTAATAGCGGTTCTCAAACACTTGCCGAAGTATTAGTAGAAGGAAACATAACCGATGGTACTGACATATCCATTTCAGATGGTGATAAAATCGTGTTAGACAATGGAGCAAACTTAAAAAAAGGCACAACCGATGCAGGACTTGGTGGAACTAAAGGTATAGCTTTACGATGCGCTGTTGATTACGAGTTGAAATGGGAAGCGGGTAGATTATATGTTATGGAGGGCGATGGATTTACCATTCGTGAGGTATCGCATAACTTTACAACTACACCAACAGTAACTGATGACGATACTAAAGGATTTGTTGTAGATAGCCGTTGGATATTAGATAATGGGGATGTTTATGTTTGTACTGATGACACAACAGGAGCTGCTGTTTGGGAGTTAGTAAATACTGGAACAACTCCAACGCTTCAAGAAGTTTTAGACAACAACCACGATTTAGTTGATGGTAATAACTTTCAAGGGACAGGAGCAGGAAGTACTAATACAGGAAGTAGAGTAAATGCTTTTGGTGAAGATTCTTGTTTTGCAAATGCTGGGCTTGATATAAATTCATTTGGAAAAAATGCAGGTAGAAATAATACTGCAAATGATTGTAATTTTATAGGTGCTGGTTCAGGTTTAAATAATACGGGGTATTTTGTAAATGGTTTAGGTGCTGGAAGCGCTGAAAATAACACAGGTTTTTATGTAAATGCTTTTGGAAGAGGTGCTGGAAGTTCAAATTCTTTTAAAAATATAAATTTATTTGGATATTTTGCTACTGCTGATGCAGATAATCAAACAGTATTTTCTAAATGGACAACATTAGTAACTAAATATTTAGGTCGATTATCATTTAATAATATAACAGCAGATAGAAAATGGGAATTACCTGATGCGTCAGGCACAATAGCTTTAACTTCTGATATACCAGCAGGAGGCGGAGGTGCTTCTATATCATTTTATCTTAATGGTTCAGTTTCTCAAGGCACAATAGGTAGTGTTGCATTTAAAGAAATGGACAGAACGCCTATATTAGGTGCTGGTACTAACTTTACAATAAATGCAGATGGTTATATTCAATCATTTATTACAGATGCAAATGTTCCTAATCAATTAGAAATTCCAGCGGGAAATTGGAACTTTGAAACTTATTTTAGTGCTTCGAGTGGTGGTGGAAGTCCATCATTTTATGTTGAATTATATAAATGGAATGGAACTACATTATCTTTGATTGCAAGTAATTCAACAAACCCAGAGTTTATTACAGGTGGAACAAATATAGATTTATACGTTAGTGCTTTAGCAGTTCCACAAACAACGTTATTAGCAACAGATAGGTTAGCAGTTAGAATATATGTAAATCATAGTAGTAAAACTATAACATTACATACTGAAGATAATAACCTTTGCCAAGTTATAACTACATTTACAACAGGATTAACTGCATTAAATGGATTAACTGACCAAGTGCAATACTTTGATGTTGGAACAGGAGCTACAAATTTTAATATATCATCAAGTGGTGATACACATACATTTAATTTATTATTTAATATAAGAAGAAATGCAAATAATTCTTCTAATAATAATATAAATTATAATGGATATGCCGTAACAGGTTCAGCAGAATCATCAGCAGTATGGACAATAACAAGATTAACAATAGCTGCAAGTGGTTCAATAACCGTTGCAACTGCTACAAACGTAGCTTGGACAGATAGAGAATCAGCAACATACATTTAAAAAATAGAAATTATGCCAATTACAAGTACAAACCCGATTGAAGTAGATGGAGAAGTTTATCCATATTTTATGATTAATTTAGCAATATCACCTTTGGTTAAACCAACTGATATAGGTGCAAGTGTTGCTATGCGTTTAACACCTTATAGAGTGTTAGATGATGGAAGTTCAGAAAGTTTACCCGATAATTCTATTCCTATAACTTATATGGATGTTTTTGATAGTGGGGATACAGACGCTATAAATGCAGCTATGTCTATTATGGGTGCATTGCAGACTTTTATTAATGATAAAAATCTTTAATTATGGCAAATATAAAAGCAGTTGCAAATGGTAACTGGAGTAATACAGCTACTTGGGATGGTGGCATATTGCCAACAAGTGCTGACGATGTGTTTGCTAATGGATTTACAGTAACTATTAATGGTACTTTTACTGTATTAAGTATTCGTAACACATCGGGAACTGGTATTGTTGCTGGTGGTCAATTTATTTATGCAAATGGTGGTAATTTAACTTGTACTGCTGCTCAAGCTATTTTTGCTGGTATAGCAAATATTCCAGTACTTGAAATGACTTTAGCAAGTCCAAATACCGCTACTTTTAATGGTAGTTGTTTAACTTTAAATTCTTCTTCAAATTTTACTGGTATTAGACTTTCGAATACTGGAACTTTAAACTTAAACGGAAATTACAATTTAGATGGTGCTAATTCAAGAGTTTTAATTTCAGTAACTTCTACTGGGACACTTAATATTGTTGGAGATGTTACTTCTACAGTTACTGGTATTGCTTCAAATTTAAATGCCATTCAAATGGCAACAAATGGAACTATAAATATAACTGGTAATGTTACTGCGTCAACAAATACTACTTTATCATCTTCTACTATTTTTATAAGTTCAGTTGGAAATTTAAATATAACTGGGAATACAACTGCTAATGCAACACCCGCTGTTTATTTAACTGGAGCAGTTAATTACACTCAAATAGGGAATGTAAATGCTTCAACAACTCAATCAGCAAT